ACGGCTTTTGGCGTATTCTGCACAAGTATTTGAACAACTGAAATTTTATGGTAATATGTATCTACTTTGTAGATACAATAAAGGTGAAGATTATGTTGCGTGTCCAAAAATGGGGGAACTCGGCGGCCGTCCGACTGCCTGCCGACATGCTGAAACAATTGGATTTTAAAATCGGCGACGCTTTGGTAGCGGAAGTACATAACGGCGAACTCCGTGTGCGTGCTGCCCGACGTTTCCGCTTGGCAGACTTGCTTGCCGAAATGGAAGAAACCCCGCCGCGCGTAGAAGGCTGGGAAATCTTGGATGATGTCGGCAACGAGGTCGTCTGAAATGTATATTCCCGACAAAGGCGATATTTTCCATTTGAATTTCGACCCTTCCAGCGGCAAGGAAATCAAGGGCGGGCGGTTTGCGCTGGCTCTGTCTCCAAAAGCATTCAACCGCGCAACGGGATTGGTTTTTGCCTGCCCCATTTCACAGGGGAATGCAGCGGCTGCACGAAGCAGCGGCATGATTTCAACCTTACTCGGTGCAGGAACGGAAACGCAGGGCAATGTCCACTGCCACCAGCTCAAATCTCTGGACTGGCAAATCCGCAAGGCTTCTTTTAAAGAAACTGTACCCGATTATGTATTGGACGATGTGCTGGCGCGCATCGGCGCCGTCTTATTCGATTAAATGCCGAAACCGCCCGAACCTGTAATCTTTTCTTACAGGTTCGGGCGGTTGCTTATTCGGCACGCTGACTGCTTACTGCATGACCATATGCCTGCCATTCCCTTAAATCGGCCGCATGTCCGTCGGCTGTTTCTGCCAGTCCTGCATATTTTTCAGCGCACTGTCCGAATAATAGCCAGCCTTGGGAATCTGACGCGCCATCAGATGCGGTGGCGGCGGTAGTGGTTGCGGGCAGGTTTCTGCTGCGATTTTGGGCGGCGGCGTAGTGGCGCAGGCGGTTAAGCTCAAGACGCATAGCGGCAACAGTTTTTTCAGCATTTTGTTTTTCCTCTTCTAATTTGGTTTGTCGTTCGGCAAACGCGGCAGCGGCCTTCTGCTCGGCAGAACGCGCCTGCTTTGCCTGCTCGATATAGCCGTCTTTCAGACGATTCGAAATTTCGGCAGCAGCAGCCTCCCGTCCCATGCGGTATTTTTCGGCACGGTCGAAATGCCATGCGGTAAAAATCAGGACGATTAGCAGCAATACGCCTACCGGCTTCCAGTATTTCAATAAAATATCCATTTCAGACGACCTCAAGGATGCAGCCCGGGCAGATACACGGTTTTGCCGTTTTTCTTGGTTGCGGTCAGTATCTGGTTGCGTTGCGGGCTGTTGCGTCGGAAACCGATGTGTACCCATGCGCCGTCCCCGCGCTCGGGAAATTCGAGTATCAACTGGTCGAATTTCAGCGCACCTTCATCACGCATTTTGATTAACAGTTTGGCAAATGCCAGCGAGGTCATGCCCGATGCGTCGCAATCGGCGGCAAGTCCGTGTCGGTGCGCCGATGTGGGACTGCCACCGACCAATTTGTTTACCCGCTCGCTGCGGAAGCAGCTTGTTACGATAATCGGGCGACCGACGTATTCGCGGATTTTTTCAAGCTGCTGCGCGGTGTAATAAATGTTGTCCATTTCGGCGGGCGACGGTTCGTTCGGTACACCTGCGCGACGCGCGGTTTCACTGCGTGTCAACTCGCGCAGACTGAAATTTTTGGTAACTTGCATTTCGGTTCTCCATGTTCTTTTCAAATAAAAAACCGCCTAAACGACAGGCATCCCCAACAGATTTCACGCGGCATAGCGTTTCAACATTTCCCGATAATTCGCCAATTCCCGTTCGGCAAATTCAAAGGCCTTCACATCGTCGTTATCTGATGCCTTGCGGCGTTCGTTCAGCCAGTAGGCGATCTGTTTCCTGCAAAATGCTTCAGCACTCATCGTCAAATCCAAAAATGCCTGTTCAGGTGCAGCGTATCCTCACGCGTGATACGGCGCAAATCACTGTCGGTCGGCAGGCCGAAATACAGCTCGAAACGCCTCCTTGCCGATTCCGAACGCTGCGGGTCGAAAGTCTCCGTATCCGGGATACTGAAAGCCTCCGCCAAAGCCCAATAAACCAAATTCCGATGATGAATAGAATTGATTTCCGGCGCGTCCTCGTCCTCCTCCATATCCCGCGGCAGGCAATACCCCCCGACAAACAACCTGCCGTTACGGTCAGGCGCAGGCGCAAGCGTCAGCTTCTCATCACCCTGCACCGCATAAACCGGCAGCCCCGTTGCCGCCCCGTCGCGCCAACCCGGGGCGCAAACATCCGCCGTCTCCGGCGAAACCAACTTCAGGCACACCGGCTTGCCGTCAAACACAAAACGGATACTGTCAATTTCATACACATAACCCGCCGCAAACTCACCTGTTGCATAAGCATAAAGCGGCCGCCCTTTTTCCACATCCGTTACAAACGCATCGTCCGAATGCAGCAGCCGGCCGCGCAGGCACGCCTCATGAACCGCATCGTTCAGCCATCCCGACACCTCCTCGTCGCGCCAAAAATACGGCTCGGCCTTATCATTGGCAAGCACGCGGAAACGCGCAATCAAAGCTTTCAAATTCATTGCACGATACCAAACTGATGAACCATCTGAACCACAGCCTCACGCAAATTCTCCGCCGATTTGCGCTTATCCAAACTCTGACCGTAATTCGCCTTCGCATACAGTTCAAGCTCGTCCTTGCCCATCCGGTTGATTTGCAGGATCACATCCTGCACCGCATCAAACGCCGCCGCTTCCCGTTCGACTTCCAAAGCACCCGCCTTTTCCAAAGCCTCCGTATCATCCGCCTTTTTCACGCGTTTGCCTTCAACAGCGGCAAACACATCACCGTGGCGCAACAACTTTGCCGCAGCCTCGGCCGACACCTCGCGCACCTGACCGTCTTCAAAAACCAAGCCCGTATGATAGATACCGTCGCGCCACACGGCACGCCCGCCGATATACTTGATAAAAACCCTATCCATTCAACCTCCCGCCGCCGTTCGGACGGCATTGTCAAATACAGAAACGCCGCAAAGGCAAATCCCCAAGCGGCGTTTCATTCCACTTACAACTGACCGAACTTCTCACCGTAAATCAGAATATCGATATCGGCAGCCTTCGCACCGGCCGCCCCTTTAAGCGTAACCGTCAGCAAAGCTTGCTTGGGCAGCGTAACCAGTTTGGCAGACTGGCAGCGGATACGCGCGGCAGACGCAAAGTCCGCGTCCGAAGCAAAATAAGCCGCATCCTGAGGCACGTTCGCATCATCCGCACCATCCGCATACACAAAGCCGACATCGGCAGTGATACCGGAAGACATCGCCGTCTTCACAATAATCTGCGCGTCATCCAAACGGAAACCCTGTTCCAAGACACCCAACACCAACACATCGTCCGCCTTAGGCGGCCCGTAGGCATCCGCCCCCAAGATGGTACCGTCCTCCTTCGCAACGATACGGTAATGCTCCACCGCCATATTGCCGTAAGGCACACCGCCGAAACGGTTGCCGCCATTGTTTCTCACATGAATCTTAGCCATAAAAAAACCCCTCAACTCAACAAATAGAAAAAGCCGCCCTTTCAAGCGGCATTCAAATCAGCGGATACCGCCCTGCAAAGGAACCACCGTATCCACAACCGTTGCACCGTAGTCGGTAATCTCCTTCTCACCCTCGCCGACATCCACGGCAAAGCGCGTTTTCGCCACACCGCGTATCGTACCGATGAGCGTTTCCACACGGTTGCCGTGGTCAAGCTCCTTCTCAGACCAAAAGAAAGGCATACCGCCGTGTTTGCCGGTATTCGCAAACGCCTCCAACACCGCCTGACCGCCCAAAATAACCGAACGGTCGACCGCAAACTTGTCCGCAAACGAAGCCGGGATTTTCAAGCCCGATTCCGCCTCACTGAACTTATCGGCGCAATACTTCATCTCATCGCCCGCATAGAAACGGATAGGACGCGGCATTTTTACCAAGATAAAGCCGTTCCACAAACCCGCCTCGCCCAAAAACAGCGGATTTTGATTTGCCTGGGAAGCACGCGCAATTGCCGAAGCCTGAAGCTGGCGGAATTTCGGATCGGCGGCAAAACGGTTGTACTGTGCCGGAGAAAGCAGCCACACACGCAAAGGCGAATCACTCGCCGCCTTATCACCCTCAAACTTCACAATCGGCGGCGGCAGCGGAATCTGATCGAGCACGGTACGCATACTGTCCACCGTATCCATCGTAAACAAATCGGTAGAAGCAATCTTCAACTCGCCTTTGTTCGCCGCAACGCCCGTTACCGCATCGCCCGAAGCCACAAAATGGCGGTTTTTAGACGGGGCTTTGACCGGATTGACCACATAATCATTGAATTTCGGGTCGCTTGCCAAAGGCACGCCCCATTCAATATTGTTATGGAAACCGCGCGCGCCCGCCATATGCACCAACAACGTCTGGTCGGCATAACGGTCCATCAGGCTTTGCGCCACCGGACGCATCAGCGCACGATAATCGGCAGGGCTGCGCTGATTCGTCATCGTGCCGCCGCCGTCAACAGGGAAACGCGCCTGATTCACACGCAAACCCGCCTCCGACAGGCTCATCCCCACGCCCTTGCCTTCCGCCGTGTTATCACCCATAATCGGCAGGGCAGAAACAGGGTTGACCAAATTAAAACGGATTTCATCGCCCATACCGCGCGTCAAATCCTGACAGCGCACAATCGGCATATGCTGGGTCGTCTGTTTGCGCAAAGTCGCCTCCGCACCCGCCGTACCGGCAGGCATCTTACCCGCCAAACGGTTCAGCGTACTGTTACGCTGCATGTGCATCGCAAACAGCCCCGCCGCCTGCTTCATCATCGCCTGCGGGTCGCCGTAGGCCATATTCGTCTTTTGTGTCATAAAGAGTCTCCCTCAAAAACTCAAGAATTTAAAAACTTCTCAACCTGCTCTTCCGTCATAGAAGCCAGTTTTTCCGCCAGCGCATTACCGCTCAAATGATCCAGCGGGCTGTCCGAAGCCGTATGGTCGCGCCCCGCCGGAATATCCGAGAGCGTATTGGGCGTATTCTTCCTGACCGGCGGCTTTTCATCAGGCTTTTCATCAGGCTTTTCATCAGGCTTTTCATCAGGCTTTTCATCAGGCTTTTCATCAGGCTTTTCATCAGGCTTTTCCGGTTCGGCGGCGGATTTTGCCGCCTTAAACAGATCAAACGCCCCGATGACCTCGGCGGCAGTCCCGTCCTTAAGCGCATCATGAAACGCCTTACGGACAAGCGGATTCTGCCCCGCCAGCCACTCCTCCAGCTCACGGCTTTCCACAATCGAATCCGCATCAGGGTGCGCCGTATAAATTTCGCGGTAATGCGCCTTTGCCGCCTCCTGCTGCTTCAGGTTCGCCTCATAACCCGCCAGCTTCTCCTGAATCAGCTTTTCCACACCCTTTTTCATATCCTCGTCGGAAAAATCCCCGAACAACGAATTATCGGAATCGTCAGCCGTTTTTCCTTCAGGTTTTTCCGCCCCCTTCTCAAGCAGGGCGATGCGCTCCCTCAAAGCTTGAGCCTCGGCTTTCGCCGACTTTTCCGCCTCACGCGCCTCTACCAGCTTTTCATAAGGGATAGTGTGTTTGCCGTCCTTGGCACGAATGACCTTGTCCGCATCATCGTCCGGCACACCGCCGTCCGACCCGTCTTCCCGGGCATCGGCATCACTTTCCGAAGTTTCAGGTTTCCCGCCGTCGGGCGCATCGGCGGCATCTTCCGCATCAGGTGCTTTTTCCCCGTCCGCATCCGTATCGCCCGCAGATTCAGCCCCATCGTCCGCCTCCAAAACCGCAAGCTGTTCGGGGGTCAGAATCAAACCCAAATCCTCGTAATCGATCTCGTCTTCCATTTCCTCTCCATGCCACATATCGCCGTAGCCGCAAAATTAAAAGGATACGGTATGGTAAAAACACCGCAAAAAACCTTCAAACGACTAAGAATCAAGCATTAACGAAACAAACCGCCTATCGGCAGACACCGTTTGCGCCGCCGTTCCCGCCGCCAAGCCCCGCAACACCCCCGCGTGCACTTCCACCACACCGCCGTCCGGCAGCCCCACCGCCGCACCATTGTCCGCCAACCACAAACACACCGCCGCGCCATTGGAAAACTGCCCCGCCTCATCCGCATCCAAACGCACAGAACTCATCGCCACAGGCGGCTTGACCGCCAAGCGCACCATTTCCAAAGCCTCCACATCGACACCGCGCAAAAACACCACACCGTCAACCTGCCCCACAAAAATACCGCCCTCTACCGGCTCGACAAACGTAATCCTTTGCGGCATCTGCATATAGCCGAACCGACCGTCATGCAGATGGAAGGCAAGCGGCTCGGAAAAACGCAACACATTCGCCCTCGCCGTCAGCAGCCGCCCGCGCCACACACACATAAACTTCCCCGTCGGCATAGGCGACAAAAAACGCATCTGCGCCGTCTTCCCCGGTTTAGGAAGCAGCGGCAGCACAATCGTCCCCGACACCGGATAATCCCCGATACACGCCAATTCCCCACCGTCCGCAGCCGTCGCATAAAGCCTTACCCCGTCAACCGTCCTATCCGTACAAAACGGCAGCGCGACTTCCACGCCCCCGCCGTCCGCAACCGCAACAGAAGCCATAGCCGACAAACCGCCTTCCTTGCCACCGCGCAGCCAGGCCAGCGCAAACCCATAATGCCCCGCCGCCAAAGACCCTTCGGACGGCATCACGAGCGGCGCGGGCGGCGTATCGATACCCAACCTTTGGGCAGAGAGCCCGTCATACACAAAAATCCCCCTGTCCGTTGCCGCAAACACCGCATGATTGACCACCGCATACCACACGCGCCCCGCCCCCGCATCGCGCACCAGGACGGACACAGAAAAATCCCCCGTATCCAATTTGCACAAATGACCCTCATGCACACAAAACACATCCCTATGCAAAGGACTCTGCCACACATCCCGCAGCTTCAGGCCGCTGATTTTCCGCGCCGCACCGCGCATAGAAAACGCCCCGTCCGCATGAATGTCCACATTGACCGCATCCCGCACGAAACGCCCGGGCGCATCGGGGCCGCGCACCATATCATCGTCCCGCGCCACATTGTTCACACCCGCAACAGGCGTAATCCCTACCTCTGCCATACACTCGCACCTTTCCTGAACTGGTCCGCATACCCGTCGGGACGGATAAACCGAACCTTATTTCCAATATCGCATCTGCCGAACGGCGCAAAGCCGAACGGGGGTACGCCGACAAACTGCACCGGCCGGGCGTCTTCCCCCTTGCGCCCCACACGGTTGTCCGGCGGCATACCCGAAGCACGGCGCACCGTCATCCTGTCGTCAAACCGCCGCGCCTCCCCTTCCGAAGCAAACATATCCATACCTTCCGCCCGCACCGTCCTGTTCCGGTACGACACCGACCCAAAGCCGCCGAAGCGCAGCAAATCCCCGCCGCCGATTGCCGTCGGTATCCTTTCCCCGACGCGCAAGCCCTGCCACATAAACGGCGTATCGTTCCAACGGCTTTTGCCCGCCTCCAGCATATCCGCCCCTGCCGGGCGCACATCCTGATTGCGGTTGCGTACCGTCTGATCCCCGAAACCCGCAAACCGCACACCGGCGGCGGCGATACGCCAATCAAACACATCCGGAAATCCCGCCTTAAGCACGCCGAAAGCCATATAATCGGCATTCACGTCCCCTTGCGAAAACAGTTCCACATACTGCGTATAAGGATAAAAAGTATTCCAGCCCGCACGGAAATGAAATATCCCCTTCGCCCGCACAGACTGCCTGGCATTTTCAATCAGGCAGTATCCCGACACCTTGCCCGCCCGATATTGCGGATAGGCCGCATACTGTTCGACCCGCCCGCTGTTGAACACAATATACGGATAGCCCGTCCGGATACCCTCCGAAGGCGCGTGGTAACCGCCTCCGCCGTTGTTTTCCGCAGCCTTGGGCGGCGGCGAATACATCACCCAAACCGTATGGGGCGTAACGCGCGGCCTACCCAACGCAAAATCCATCCGCCATCCTTTCGCAACGATGGGTCTGTGCCTGTGCGACACGGCGCACCGTCCCGCCGTCCCGACAGGAATGCCCTGGCGAACCAGGATACCGTTATTGAAAAACCGCGTCCCGATACTGAAAAGCGACGGCGCAAACCCGCCCGCGTCCCTGACCGACATATCGGTCAGACCCGTACCCCCGAACAGCACACTGTCCCAGCCATTGCCCGACCCGGACGAAGCACCGTCCTCCGAAGACCACGCATCCAGCAAGATCAGCTTTGTTCCGAAAGGCGGCGTACTGTCCGTCCACACATCGTGTCCGTCCGGCACGCGCATCGTACCGATACCGCCCATACCGATGAAGCGCACCCGCCGCCCGATCCACGTCAGCAGTCCCAACGTATGGCGGTTAAACGTTTCCACCCCAAGCGTCCTGACCCAGTACTGCACCGCCGCGCCGTCCGAAAACGCAAAACCCCCGAAGCCGTGCAGATACACTTCCGCATTGCGCTTTTTCAAATAAGCCAGCCCGAAATCCCGCCCGCCGTCGTCCGGCGGCCAAGAAGGCGCAATCATGTTCCGCCGTATCCTGAAAACCCCCGTCCCGAAGGCCGCCGAATCCGTACCGCGCACCGGCACATACCGCTTCAGCAGCGCCACCGACGGCATACGCATATCGGGCGGGCGTATCATAAACGACAGCGAACCATCGTCCTGAAAGATATGCCGTACCGCGTATGCCGCAAACGCCGTGCCGTACGCCTCCCCCTCAATCCCGCGAAAACGGCGCAAAAAACGGCGGTTTTTCCACACATACGCCCCGCGCGTATGCACCGCCATATCCGTCCCCGGCGGCAGCAGCACCTGCCCGTTCGTCCACACCGCCGCACCCGTCGGGATTCTCGCCCCGTCCCATCCGGACGGCGCGGCATAGCGCACCCTGTTCGTCACAGACGGCTTCCCCGGCTTTGGCGGCGGCAGCGTGGCCGGCACAACACGCTCCCCCGCAAGCAGCAGCACCGTATAACCCCAGCGCACCGCCGCAAAACGGCTCGGGCGCACGACGCGGTCGCGGTTGTACGGATAGGCCGCACCGAACACCATCCCGTCTATCTGCTCCTGCACCTGATCCGAAGACCGCACATACTGCCTGACATTGCGCAGGATATGCGCCCAATTGTTGACCCAAGGCGGGATGCTCCAAGCCGACACGCGCAACACCGACTGCCGCACCGAAGATACGCCGAACGACACCCGCACCCTCATCCCCGCATCAACGCGCACCGCCTGCCCGGGCGGCACGATGCGCGTCAGATAAGCCGCCGAATCCCAGCCCAACGGCCGTATTTCCGGCGGGAAGCCCACCGTATGGTTGCGCGAAAACTGCCGCCGCCTGAAACTGTTGGCAGGCAGCACCACATACTGCCTGCCGAAACTCACGCGCACCGTCCGCCGCTGTTCGAAAAAGCCGCCGATGACCCCCTGCCCGATTTCAATATGCCGCAAAAAATGCGAAAACCACGCTTGCCCGAACACAAGCGAATCAAAATCCGCCCCGCGCCCGACCTTCTGCAAAGGATCGAACACACGCGCCACGCCCCACGCAAACCGATTTTCAACCGTCGCCAAAACCCGGTAGGTACGGTTGAATACAATGGGGAACGGAAATGCCAAATCATCGCCGTGCGGCCGCTGCCTCAGGCGTTGCCCCGCATTGCGTACCGATACCGCACCCCCCGCCGCCGACACATCCCCGAGCGAAACCCGGCGCACATCCTGAATCGTCGAATACACCCGAGGCGTACCCGCATCCGAACCGTACAGCCCCGGGAAAAACAAATAAGACACTTCCGACTTGAAGCCGAAAGGCAGTTCCGTTTTCGCATTCTTGGCGGATAGCGGCAGCGCAAACACCAAAGGCAGCACCCTTTCCACCACCAAATGCCGTCTGAACCTGCCCAACGACTTCGCCGCACCCTCGCCCTGATAAAAGCTGTCCCAACCCTCGGAAACAACAAGAAAGTCCCGGTTGTATATCTTCGACCTATCGCCGAAGACAGACGGCGCAAACCCCACCGGGTAAAACGGAAGATTGGAAATAAACACCGCCGCCCCGAACCGTTCCACACCGTCCGAAGCCTGCGCGTCAAAAACCGGCGTTTCCCAATTCCACACCGAAGCACGTCCGAAAGCAGACACATCGCCGAGTTTGAACCACACAAAAAAACGGCCGCCACCGTCACCGAACGGAAGCGGCCCGACACCGTCGCCATCCCGCCTCACATATCCGAAGACGAGCGGCAGCCCATGAGGATTAATTCTATCCATAACTATTTTTCAGGCTTCACATTGTCTGCCGACACAGGCTCATACTTTCCCGTATGGTCGCGTGCCAGCACCAAAAACCGCTTTTCCGTGTCCAATTGCGCAAACCGGTATTCCCCGTTATCGTCCGCCCACACATCATCGATACACACCATATCCGGCAGCGCGAACAAATACACCCGCCTGCTCGCAGGCGCGCCCTCCACCGTGACCACGCCCCTGCCCGCCCCCGCGATAAAGCCGTCGCCGAACTGATAATGGTTGGCGGCAAGCAGCCCCCTGCCGCCCATCCCGACAAACGGCACATCCTTGCGTTCGTGCCGTTTCAATATCAAAACACCGCCCCTGCTGAAGCCCAACAGCCCGACGGCAGGATTGTCCGCCATCACACCTCCCAAGCCGTCAGGTTGACCAGCCAGCCTTTTGGCGAACTACTGTACCCGTAAAACCGCAAATACAGAAAGCTGTCGCCCGAGCCGTCGAAATCCTCAAGCACCTTGCGGTCATAAGGGTACGCATCCCCGACAACGTTCATAATCCCCGGCAGGTAGCCGCGCACCTCCCATTGCTCTTCCACATATTCGGTAATATACACATCGTCGCACCAAAACCCGTTGCAGATACGCGCCGGAAAGCGGTGGCTTATCCCTTCGGTTTTGCTTTTCGTGCCGTATCTCCCGAGGTTGAGACCCAAATAATCCCGCGCCATAAAAAGATAACTGCTTCGGGTACGATAAGAGAGATATCGGTAACTGTCATCCGTCGAATAGCACAAAAGATAATTATGGTCGTCGGCGGCGGCAAGCGTCGGCACGCGCCCGAAATACAGCGTCGTGTTAAACGGGCCGTCACTCGAGTGTTCCGTTACGTGAAAAATCAGGATGAAGCCCAAAGAATGCCCGACCAGCGTCCAATCCCTGGTTTTAGTATCCCCGTTTGTGTTATCGTGCAAGAAATACGCCTCATTGTTTTCATAAGCCGATTCAAGTTCAAACGTGTCATCCGAAGACGGATTGCGCACCGCCGACACCCTCGCGCCGTACTTTTCCGACTGGCTGATACGCAAACCCCATCCCGTCTGCTTCTTATCCGTCGGCATAAAGATGCCCGTACTCCCGACCTTGAACTTCAATTCCCAGCCCAAAGACGCGGTATCGCCGTAACCTTCCACCAGGCAGGCATTCAAAATCTTAAACGCATTATCGGACGCACCTACCACATTTTGCGGCGCACCCTTGTCCGAAGAGCGGAACACCCGCACCGGCACACGGCTTTTCTTAAACATTTACCCCTCCCAACGGGTCGTCTCCGCCCCATAATTTCTTATCCTCAAACCAAGCACAATACGCCGCCGCCACATCCGCCTCATCTTCCGGCGAACAAACGCGCCCCATCACAAAAGAACGCGCGTCCGGAAAAGACGGATACACCTCCGCGACAAACATCTGAAACGGCGCGCGCGCACACAAAGCCGCCCAGTCATAACGCGGCGCACCCCCGCCGATTTCCCCGAAACCCGAAGCATCCGCCCCCGCGACCGACAGCACCGCAGGCGCAGGCTTATCCTGTTCCTTCGTTTCAGACGGCATAGCGTCAGCCTTCAAAGCCCCGATGCGCCGTTCCAGCTCATCGCGCAAAAACACCATCTCGTGCCGTTCCAAACCCTCGTACACCGCCTGGACAACCATAACGAATTTAGACATAACGCCCCCCGTCACAAACGGAAAATCTTATTGATGCCGTTGTCCCAAGTCACGATCACATCGCCGCCGTTCGGCGTCAGCGGCAAACCCGTCGCCGTATCGATAAAGAACAGCAGCGGGCTTGTCGATTCCGTCCCCGTATCCTTAAACCCGACAATCGCCCCCACCGTCTCGCCCGAAACCGAAGTAAACGTCACATCGTTCGCATCCGCCGCGCCGCCCGTCGTCGTCTTGGCAGTCAGCAGCGCAGGTTGCGTCACACGCGCCGAAGACGAAATATCCGATAAAAACTTATGCGTCGCCACATTGACCGTGTAAGAAGTCGTATTGACCAGCAACACCTTCACATCATCGTCTTTCCAGTTCAACTGCCCCTCCAAGAACATCTGTCTCGAAGTATCGTAAAGCGTATTCGCCATAACTGCTCCAACAAGTTAAAAACACACCCATTAAACCGACAGCATCAGAGACATTCAACCGCCTAAAAAAAAGCCCGAACCGTTTTCAGGTTCGGGATTTTCTCAATGCCCGAAGGCAAAACCGCCGTCCGTCCGCGCATCCGAGTGCTTGTCCGACAAATAGATGCCGTCTTTCGCCCCCGCAACGCGCCGTTGCCGGTTTCTCACACTTGACATAATGTTTTCCGACTTAATGGCACGCTCCGGATGCTTCCTGTTCCACTGCGCCACCACGCTGCGCAACTCGCGCAAAGCCGCCGCGTCCTGTTCCACCACCGCCTTAGCCATCGCCGACAAGATTTTCGCCCTTGCCGCCGACAAAGCACGGTCGCGCCGATAGACGGCAGACTTACCCTCCTGTTTCAAAGCCAAATCCGAAGAACGGAAACCCGCCGCCTGACCCGCCAGCTCAAACAGATTAAAATCATCCTTGACCGTAATGCCCGACTTATCCACCTGACCGTCCGTCGCATAACGCACCGCCTTCAAAGGATTACGGATGGCAACAGGCAGCATCGACTCCAAGCCCTCCATATACCGGCCGTCCAAAATCTTCTGCACACCGTCCGCCGCACCGATACCCGCACCGACCACCGCGCCCGTACTGCCGACCACCAACGATTCCGCCCACTTCTTACCCGCCAAACCATCTTGAATATCAGGGAAAATCAACTGGTTCAAACCCAAACGCCCCGACACGTCCAGCGGCGTCAGGCGGCTGAACCCCTTGGCCATCACCTCGCCCGCCTTATCCCCGAAAGTGTCCGCCAACATATTGCGCAACGCCGCTTCCGCATCCCACGGATCATCGTCATCACTGCCCAACATCGAAGCTACCGCAAGCAACGTAGACACAAACGGCAACCCCAAGATGCCCGAAGCCATCGCATGCGAAACCAACAGCCCCGCCAGCGTCTTACGCGCCTCCTTATCGCCCTTAAACGCAAGATAAGCATTACGCCCCAGCGCATACAGGATATTCTGCGAATACTGCTTAAACAGAAAAACCACCTTCGCTACATTGCCCATCATAAAGCGCGGACGGTTTTGCGCCGCATAATCAAAGTGTCCGTCATACGTCGCCTTTTTCGCCTGTTCGAAAGCCGCCTCACTGTCCGCCCCCGCCCGTTTCGCCAAACGGTAGGCCGCAACAAACGTAACCTGGCGGTTAAACTTCTCCGCATGATGGAACAGCCAGCTTGCCTTATCCATCACCTTCTGCCAAGCCGACCCCGCCAATCCCGGGTCGCCGTTTGCCACCCCCGCCAAATCATGCGCCTGCGACAAATCAATCACACCGTAATCCACCGCCTTTTGGAACGCCGCCTTCTCATCCTCATTCAGACTATCCTCAATCGTATTGAACTTCTCCCCGACCTTCAGCCCGATCTGTTTTGAAGCCCGCAGCAATTCCCGCGCCGCATCGGCATAACCCCACTTCGCCGCCATCACCGGATAAGCCACCATCGCCGTCTGTGACAGGTTCACAATCGCCGAAGCTGGCGACATCCCCATCATCCACAAAAAGCCGAAGCCCGTTAAAGCCTGCGCCAGCTTGGAAGGATTCGGATTCATCACCGCCTCGTGGCGTTTCCTCATCTCATCCGCCACACGCTGCAACTGACGCTGGTTGAAACCCTCCTCATATTTGCGCCCGTCCACAAAATCCTGCATCACATCCAACTGTTCCGCCATACGGTCCGCATAGCGCAACTTCGCCAGATAATTCGCACCGCTGCCCATATTCTGCGCATATGCGCGTCTCGCATCATCACTGAAGCCCGGCACGCCCTTGCGGTGAATACCGTGTTTCGCCCAAGACGTATCAGGCAGGGAGTTCAAATAAAGCTGCGTCAGCGTATCATTCAATTGAGCCTGTTGCGCCGAATCCAAATCCAACATACCGACAGCCTCGCCCAACTCCTTCATAAATCCACCGCTTACCGCATCACGGCTTTGGATATAATCCCGAGACTTCATCACAGGCGAAACCTTAAACCCCGCCCCGAAATCAGCCTTCAGCGCATCGCGCAGTTTTTCCGCCTCACTCAAAGTTTCCGCGCGGGACACATTCACACTATTCCCGTCCGCATCCTTGACCACCACCAGATAATCGCCAAAACGCGCCAAAGGGAAATACACACCGCCCAACTCATTATCAAAACGCTCCTTCAGGCGGCGCACAATTTCCGCATCCTGCCCCGCACGCGCCAACCGTTCGGCAAGCGCATCGCGCACCTGCCCGAAATGCGCCCTATAATCATCCCGCGCCTTGCGGTACACCCTCTGCGCCGCATCCGGCAGCTTGGCAAAACGGCGGTTCAACAAAGCAAGCCCCTCCAAAGCCTTTTGCGCCCCAACCTCATCCTTTTCCAAACGCCGCACATCCGCGCGCGCCTGCTTCAACATCTGCACCGCATCCGTTTTAGCCCGGCTTTCCGCCATCACATCCGCCTCAGCGTGCCTCAACGCCCGCTTCGCCTCCGAATCCGCATAAAACAGACGGCGCAGGCGCATATCCGCCTCATCCGCCAAAATCTCACGTCCGGCTTTCTCCTCAGCGGCAAGCAAAGCCGACTGAGCCTTCTTCGCCGCCTCCGAAGCCTTATTGTAGGCAGCATCCGCACGGGCGATACGCGCATCGGCGGAAGCAATGACCGCCTTTGCCTTCACGATTTTACCGTCCGCAATATCCAAAGCTGTCCGGATACCGTCCAAACGCTTCTGAGCATCCCCACGCATCAGCGGGTCGGCATCCACCTTCGCCAACGTCGCATCGTGCATCAGATCCGCAAGCGCTTTCGCATCCGCCTTCTTCAACCTGCCCCATTCCCTGACAACCTTGTCCGCCTCCGTAACCGCCTTGTTCGCATCCGCGCCGAAGAGTTCCGACAAACGCCCGTATTCCTTCAGGCCGTCCAAACTGCCGCCGTAAATGTCCTCGATCTGCCGCCTGCCCAAAAACTGAAGCTGAATCCCCTTAGAAGCATCCCAGCGGTCTTTCAGCGCGTTTCTCAAATCGGATTTTTTACCCGTTATATGACCGATTGCAGCCCCGATGTTCGCCGCACGGGAAAAACGCACCGCCTCCGTATCAAAATCGGCAATGCCGCCCTTGCCCGCATCTTTATCTTGCAAAATCTGCAACAGGCGTTTATCATCAATATCCGATAAAGGCGATTGATTGGAAATCTCCGCACTAGATAAGCGAGAGGTCATTTCCAAAAGGTCGCCTTTTTCTATTCTCGTCAATTTATGGTCATAGTATTTGTCGCCTGTTGTCGCAACGGCGATTGCCGCTTTTACCGTGTAATCAGTCCCACCGATATTCAAGCCTGCAACATAATATTCATACTCTTGAATATCGGGATTTTTGGCTTTGTCTTCATTCGGCAAAGTATCGATATAAATCGACTTCTCGATAATCTGCGGAATGGCGGCTATGCTTTGCAAATGTTCAGGGTTACTGACATCGTGATGCAACACCTCCGTTATCCCCGCCCGTCCGAGTGAAATTTCACGCCCCGTGTCTTTATTCACATAGGACCCGCGCAACGATTTCCCATACTCCATTGCACGGCGACGATACTGGCGCAAATCATCACCCGCCTCAATCTCCCTGCCCGAAATGCGGATGGTTTCCGCACGGCGCAGCTTCTCAAGGCTTTCCGACTTGGAACGTTCCGCCGCACCGTCTTCAGCCCGCGCGAACATCACTGCACGATGATTGCCGTCCGAAGACGCATCCCGCGCCCCTTCCGCATTACCGTGCAAATCCGCCAGCATCGCAAACACATCCGCGTCCGACATCGCACCGTCGGCCTTACCCGCCAGCCGTTGCAGCACACGGCGCAATACCGCGCCGATACGCGCCAACACGCCCGCAATGCCGCGTTTCAAACCGTTGCCGACCTTCACGCCGTAACGGTTTTCAATGCCCGACCAATCGCCGGTACGCTGCGCCGCATAAAGCTCCACGACCGCCTCTTCCACCGCGGCAGACCGCACCGAAGCCGCCGCATCGCCCGTACCTTCGCGCTCTTCCTGTACCGCATCCGCAATACGCCGGATCAGGCTGTTGCCGTCCGCACGTTCCAATTCCGCACGGTACTTGGCAAAACCATCCGCCGCAAAGCCCCTGTGCCCCAGCTCGTGCCAAGCCACCCATACCGCACGTTCGGGCGTAAGGTTTTCCGCCACCAGCGTAATTTTGCCCGTCCTGCCGTCAAACCAGCCCTCCACACGCTCCGACAACAGCATCTGCGCCTTGTCCGGCGCTGTTTCCGACACGGCGGCGACATCCACCTGTTCCGCCAGTCTGCCTATACTTTCGGCAAGGCGTTTTTTGATGCTTTCGGCGTGTTGTTGACCTGTATCAGTTTTTTCAGATTTTCTGTAGCCTTGCAGATTCTTTTCAGTTAGAATCTTCTTACGGCTTGTGTTCAAGCTCGGCAGGCGGGGCAATTGGAGCCCCGAACGACCGAGAAGTTCACGAGCCTTTTTACTGTCCACAAATTCCGTATTGCCATTAGCCAAATCGCGCCAAATGTCGCGGAAAGTCTGTTGCGGATTGCCATCTTTGGCATATCCGTTGACTAAAACGTGAATGTCCAAGCCACGACTGTTCGGCTCTACCACCAGATACACGGGCGCACCGTCTATCAGTTCGTCAGGCACAAATACAAGACGCTTGTCATGCGTTTTCGACTTCAGTACAGCAACAGGATTGTCCAGCCATTTTGGAACTTTTTTCCATTGTTGCGCCGTCATTTCAGGATGGTTTTTCCGATTCAGCACAACCTTGGATTCATTGAGTTCAACAGGCATACCACCATAACCCAACATATCGAGCAGGTCTGACTTGTCCAAAACCCTTACGCCCTTTAGATTTGCCTTCGCACCACCGAACAGCGCGTCAATACGATTTTCAAACGCCGACTTCGTCTGTTCCGAACGGCTGAACCTTAGCCCTTCAGACGGCGTGTCTTCCGTTTTACCGCCTTGCGTCTTGTATTTCAGCAGCTTTTTGAGTACACTGGCAATGTATCCTGAATTGACCTTCCCCGTTTCGCGGCTGATTTCAGCCGTCTCGGTATCACTGGCATTCAGGATACTTTCTTTTGTAGCCACGCTGTGCAGGTACATCTGACTGCCGTTGCCGGTATTTCGGGCAAGCAGCGTAACCACATCATCTTTCCCCTCGATTTCCACAGGCGCACTGATATACACATAGCGCGTACCGTTTTCAGGGTTCACGCCCTCGTGGATAACCACGCCCTGACTGATTACATCGGGAATTGCGGCAAACGCTTCAGCCTTAAACGGGTTCATACCGTGTGCAATCGAATCACGGACAGAACGTTCGTTTAACAGGATTTCTCCCGCCTCAGGATTAACCGCCTTTCCGCCCGCCTTATCGAACAGCGCGACCGCCCACTCGCGCAACGCCTTGTTTTCCCCGGGCGCGGTACGCTCTTTCACGGTATAAACAGGCTCTCCCTGCAACACCCGCGCCTTGCGTCGTGCCTCTTGCGGATTGTCCAAAGCCGTTTTCACAAGCGTTTCAGGCTTGGCAGCCTTATCCGAAGACGGCTTTTCATTTGCCGCATTTTTTGCAACAGCCGCCTTGCCTGCAACAGGCGTATCTTTTGCCCGGGCAGACTGCGCCTTGCCCGCCGATTTCCCGGCAGAAGCAGCGGCATCGCGCGACCGCGCCATCACCTTGGCCAACGCCCTTCCTTCCTGCGTCAGACGATAATCCCAACCCGACTTGGACGGCACGGCTTCCAACAAACCGCCCGCCTGCAAGGTTTCCGCCTCCTTACCCTTCAAATAACGGCGGCTGTCGAAGACAAGGCCGTCAGAATGGGAAGAACCGGCCATATCGGCAAACTCCTCCAACATCCCGCCTTTACCCAGCCTGTCCAGCACACCCGCAAGCGCATCAATATGCTTACGGTTCGTATGCTCGAAACGGTATTCGCCGTCCCCCAAAGGCACACCCGCCTTTTCCAGCTTGCGCCTGTCCGCCGCCAAACGGCGCGTAAAATCCGCCGCCGCATCCGCCATCCGTTTCTTAGGCGATACCTTGACTGCCGATTCCGCAACCTGCGGATTCAGCACCGGCAACACCGTATCGGGGCGTTTGCCCGCAACAGGCGCACGTTTCCCGCCGTCCGTTTCGGCAAGGTTTTCAGACGCGGAAAGACCGGGCGCGGCACCTTCCGCGTGCGCCCGAACCTGTAAGTTTTGCCGATGGGTTGGCGCATTGCCGGACGCAACGGCGGCGGACTCGGGCAAACCCTGCAAGGCAGCCGCATTTGCATCCGCCCCCGTATCAGGGGTCAAACCCCTGCCGCCTTGGGTCAAACCCTGCCGCACATCCTGCCGCACATCCTGCGCCAAACCCTTATCTTCCGTGGGTAAAGCCCGGGGTAAACCCCTGCCGCCGCCAACAACAGCCTCAGACGCGCCATCATCCGGCAACGCCGTCCGAACCCCTTGCAAACGCTCCCCCTCACGGCTCAACAGCGGCACGCGCCAACCGTTGTTGCGGCGGTAACCGTAAACCGCACGGTTAAGCCTGTCCAACACATCCGCCGATTCCGGATGTTCCGCACGGTAAGCGCGTACAACCCTGACCGATTCCGCCAAACCCGCAGGATAATGTCCGCGCATATCCGCCATACCCGCCTCTTGGCGCATAATCCCGTCCGCCGTATAGTCCGCCACCGTCTGTGCATGACGGCGCACCGTTTCCGGCAGCGCGTCAAACCGCCTACGCGATTCCTTATTCAACGCATCGGCAGGGACGGAAAACCCTTTTTTAGGAACAGGCACGGCATCCGCCATACGCACGGGCGGCGGCAGATACCCCTGTTTGGCTTCAGAAGCCGCCTGATAATCCGCCTCAATCCGCGCGTGATACGCCTCCTCGATTTTTTGGCGCACAGGCTCGGCGATTTGCCCGAAATCCGCAACGCCCTTAATATCAAAGCCCGCCTCTTTCGCCAAAGCCTTGCGCCCCCGAGTATCCAAACCGTCGAAATATTGACCCGCAGGCAGCGGCGCGACACGCGCAATCCCGCCCGAAGCAGCGGCGGCAGAACGTCCCGCACCACCCGACGCAACCGAAGCCGCACCGCCGGAACGCACATTACCGTAAGCGGACGAAACACCGCCCCTGTCCGCATCCGCCGACCGTCCGGACAGCACATCATCCGCAACCGTCGGCGTTTCCACATCGTCAGACGGCACAGACGGCACAGCCGCGCCCGAATCCACCGCCAAAGCAGCGGCCGCAGAAATCGCACCGTCATCCGGATCAATCCCCATCGCCTCCGACGGCTTAGCCCGATATTTGGCCGCCATGTCCGCATACTGACGCGCCAAACCATCCGACATTACGCCCGTATTCAAAAATTCCGCCTCATCCTCCGACGGAATACCCGAAACATCCGGCTGTTTTTCCATCTCGCGCGCCAATTCCTCCGCGTGGGGCGTATTGCCGTCGGCAGGGCTGTTGAAAAACTGCTCCGCCTCCTTCTGCTTCGTACGGTCCACAAACTGCTGCAAAGTCAGATACAACTGATCGTGATGCGCCGTATCAAAACCCGCGCCGCCCTGTTCCACGCCGCCGTCTAGAGCCGCCTCCACCGCCGCACGCAACGCCTGCGCCTCTTCTGGGGTCAGCTTGCCCGCCTTCCTATTGCCCTCAATATTCCCCTTCGCATCCGCCAACGCATCCGCCTTCTGTTCGGCCGACAACCTAAGCGGGTCAGTTATCGCCGCATAAGCCTTCGTTCCGACAAACTCCACCGCAGAATGCCCCAAAGAAGAGAAAGCCTCCAAAGCCGCCCCCTTCTCGTCCCATTCCCCGTTTGCCAGCCCCGTACCCAAATACTCGCCCGCAAACTCACTGGCCGGTTCCAGCGCAAAAGCCGCCGCGTGCCGTGCCGCACCGCCCAAACCGCCCTTGGCAGACTCCTTCGCCGCCAGTGCCGCAAATTCAGGCGTTCCCTTAGCCGCCGCAACCGCCGCCTTATCCGCCGCCGCAACACCCATTTTCTTCAATGCGGCTTTCTCGGCGGCCTTCTTGCCCATATTCAAAATACTGCCGCCAAGTTTCATCGTCGCCATATCCACCGCGCCGACCACCGCGCCCTTGACCGCCGCATTTTTCAACGCACCCGGCGCACCGCGGTCGATGAACGCCATCATCGCATCCTTGTCCGTAGGATCGACGCCCGCCGCCTCTGCCGCCCTGTCCAGCTGCTCGCCGTATTCCATCAGCGTATTGCCCAAGGTCGCGCCTGCATAAGCACCGACAGCCGTGTTACCGCCCGCCAAAGTGCCCAAAATACCGCCGACAGTTGTCGTAGCAAGCGGAACAAGCGCATTAGGCGCCTGCTCCAGCGTCGCACCCCCCATCTCGCCCACATCTTCCAAGACACCGTCCAAACCCTTTTCGCGCCAGTCTTTCTTAAGCTCCTCCCACACATTCGACAGACCGCCGCCGACACCCTCGCCCTTTTCCCAAGCCTCGCCCAGCTCCCTTCGCGCTTGAGATTTACGCCCTTCCTGAATCTTCCGATAATCCATATCCTCAGCCTTCAGTTGGCCGAGTTCCTCTTTATCGCCCGTCAAATCATTCCACGCCATACGCGCCGAACGCATAGAATTTTTAAACCCGCGCGTCAACGCCGTATCGTCGGCAGCCGCCCACGCATCCTTTTGCGTAAAGCCGCGATACTTCTTCAAACCCCCGACAAGCTGCCCGTGTTCCAACGGATCGTATCTGACCAAATCACTCATTGCTCAACCCTCTTCTCACCCCTATCATTCTCATAAATGATTTTACCGTCGGCCGTTTTCTCACCGTTCGGCTTAAAGCCCAACGCCGCATAACGCTTCTCGCGCTCTCCCGCAAACTCCACATCCAAAGGCTTGCCCGTCCGCAAATCAACAATCCCCTCGCGCTTCGCCGTCAAGCCCGTATTCGGGTCGGTAATCTCATAACTGATTGTCTTAAACACATTCGGGTCAAAGCCCTTCTCCTCTTTCTGCTCAAACTTCCCATTAAGCGCATCAATCTGCCGCGCAATCTCCCCACGTTGCCCGTCCGACTTCGCAAAACCATAAGCCCGCGTCAAATCAGCGATACGCTTCCTATTCTCAAGCTCCAACGCATCCGCCTCACGCTTCATCTCAAACCCCTGCCGCTTCATCCCCAGCTCGGCCTGCTGCACATCAAACGCCCTGTCCGCATTCCTCTGCGCCATCTCACGGTTCAACGCACCCTCATTCGCCTTAACCGCCGCATCAAACCGCCCCTTCTGCAACATCGCCTCACGGTTCGCCGCATTCTCCGCCGCCGCCGCCGCCAGCCTTTCCCTGCCCAATTCCCCGTCCGCCGCATTTTTATTATGTTCCGCCACAATCCCCCGCGCCGCATTAAGCTGCGCCGCCGTCAACTGACCGTTCAAAGCCCCCGCATGAGGCGTCGTCGCCCTCTTATAAAGCTCCTGCTCCTCTGGCGACAGCGCATCCGGCTTGGCAGACACCAAAGGACGCTGCGCATCAAAATCACGCACCAGCTTACCGCCCCGATACACATTCCCGTCAAAGCCCAAAGACGGCAGCGTCTGTCCGCCCGCATCCGTCGAGCGCGTATCACGCCGCGCAAAATCCGCCTCAGCCCGCGCATCGGGGGAAAGCACCTTATCGCCGCCCGAAAACCCCAAACTGGCATCCGCATCCCGTTCAAAAGCACCCGCCTGCCGCAACCGCCGCGCCCCATCCTCAATATTGTTACGGCTCAAGTCCATCACATTCCGATAACGCGCCAGCCCATCCTCATAATTCGCAACAGTCTGCCGCACCACATCGGCACGACGCACCAGCGCCGCCTCCCGCTCCTGCGCCTCCATCTCCTCCCTAGTCTTCTCTTTTTTCTCCTTTTCCTTCATCTCCGAAAAATCCCCGGCAGTCGGCTCAAACAAACCCATCACAAACCCTCCAAACAAATAAAGTCCAAAATAAGCAAAAACCCAAACCCAATCAAACGCCTAAAGTTAAGAACAAACAAAAATCTCAACCGCAAACAAATTAACAAACAACAAGTTACACAAAAAAACACACCGACAAGCCATTTTCATGGGCAAATAAAAAACCGCCTTTGTGTAAAGCGGTTGCAAAAAAGCCTTTCAATAAAAATGCCGTCTGAATCTTCAGACGGCATTGTTTATAGATTCCTCACATATTCCAACAAAAGCAGCCAGCGCGTGTGCGGCATATCGGAATGAGTTTTCAAACTCATCGCTGCCTCCCATTTCTGTGCTGTTGACAAGGTAGCTCCTGCAATATTGGCAACCTGCTTTTGCGTCAGCCCGTACTTTTGCCGTATCGCCTTCAAATTGGCGGGCGTGTAGCCCAATTCGGGGCTGTCAATCATCCAAGTCCTCCAAATCCGCCGCATCTTCATTCAGCATCAAATCATCCGCCGCGATTCGATCGCAGGCGGCTTTTAATTGCTCAAGCCATTCCTCCATGTTTTCCGGCTTGTTGTTGTCCAACATAATGAAGTCAGACAGCCACAATCCCATGCGCGAATCATAAGCAAGGCGGAGCGGTTCGCCGATTTGTCCCAATTCCCCGTTAACAGGTTTTGCAGGCATTTCGCCAGTGAAATTGTTGTCAAAAGACTTGCGCGCCAAGAATCGCGGGTAGCGCGTATGCACCACAAATTCGTCATTCTCCCCCCGCGCTTCGCCGTGAATAATCGTTGGATACTTTTTGAAGATATTGTTTTTGCTCATTTTAAACCTTTCAAAAAAGCCGCCATATTTCAGGCGGCTTGTGTCTTAAATTTTAAAAATCTCTTTGCCGTTTGCTGCTGCCAAGAAGTCTTTTTGTTTCAGCGGCAGGCTGTTGTATTCGCTTTCTTCAATTTCCCATGCGTCGATGTTGATACCGGCGGTGCTTTCGGCAAAGGCTTTCAGTTTTGCCAGAAATTCGGTCATCGCGGGCGATTCGTCGTTGAACAAGAAAGCGCGGTATTGACCGTCAAGCGATGCGTTGGTGTC